TTGCTCGGGCGGATGAGCGACGGGGCATCAGCCGCAATGATCGCGTCGCCTTGGGCGAAGGTCTGTGCTGCCGAGAACGTGAGGACACCCGAAGCACCGTTGACCATGCCCGACGAGCCGGCGCCCTGCTGCATGACCGAAACGTTCGAACCGTCAGCCGCGGCCAACGTTACCGAAACGATATACGGCGTTGCGCCAGAGATCGGATAGACCGTCGCACTGAGCGGGACTCCAACCGACACCGCGATCGGGGAGCCGATCGGGATGTTGTTGCCTTGAACGACGGTCGTCGAGAACACCGTCGAGAGGCCGTAGATATTATCAACGGAGGCGGTGGTCGATGCGGAGGTCGCCGTACGAACGTAGGTCCGACCCGATTCGTACGCAATGAACGTCGCCTGAGCGGCCTTGAGGTCGAGCGACAGTGCCGCCTGCTCTGCAAGGTTGTCCCAGTTCTGTTTGAAGACATCGGCGATCAGCTCTTGCTGTTGAATCGCGTTGATGTCGAGTGGGAAGCCGATTTTCGCGATGAAAACCTGATACTGCTCGTACGAATACGAGTTGGTCGCACCAACGCCACCGACCGGAGTCGTGTAGTTGTTGTCCAAACCAAGGTTCGTCGCCGGGTTGAGATCCTGCACGACGGGAACGAGACGACCAGCACGCGAGTAGAGCGTGGTTTCGCCCGAACGGACGGGGACGGGCGTACGATACGCCGCGAGTCGGAAGGCCGCTTTGTTGCGAAGCTGTTGTTCGAAACGGCGGTTGAGCCAATTTCCTTGAATAACAGAGGCAAGACCTGCGGGAACGTTTTGTAATGCGATGACACATACCTCAGTGAAGAAAGTGAGAAACAAAAAAGCCCGACTGATGTCGAGCTAGTGCTTGTCCTCACGGCCCGTGCCGAGTGTCGGACAACTTACGATCACGGCCTCAGCCGAGTGTCACGCAAGTTTTGCGGAGAACATTCCCCGCCGAGATTAACGTCTTTTATTCGTCGTCGCGCAGATAGAAGCGCATCAGCCGATGATGACCCGACGTACACATGGAACACACCTCGCCTTGAATGGCGACAGGCATCTTGCACGCGCAGTATTCGGCGTCGTCTTCGTAGTCACAGAAGCAAATCGGTTGCGCCATCTAGTTAGGCTCGAACGCCTTTACCAAGCTGTGCAAACTCGCGATTGAAGTCGGCGTCCGTCATGGCGTACACGTCCTTCGGTGCAGGATCGTCGCTCGATGGGCGAGGTGGTGGAGTTCCGCCGTTGTTCTTGCGACCGTCAACCTTGAAGTAGTGCTCCTTGCGCTTCTTCAAGTCTTCGAACGCTTCATCGACGCCGAGCAGTTCGCCGTTGTCGCCCTTGCGGATGAGCTTCATATCAAGTGCGCTCACGTCGTCAAGATCGCGGAGGCCGTGCTTGGATGCAGCGGCTTCGAGCTTACGAGCGGTGCGCTCTTTCTCGACTTCGGCGTTGGCTGAGTCGCGTGCGGAGTCAGCGCGTTTATTCGCCTCGTCCCGTTCCCGCTCGGCTAGTTCCGCTTTCTCTTTGTGATGAGCGGCAAGTTTCTCGAACTCTTTTTGATCTTCGAGATTCTTCGCCACTCGCGCAGCTTCAGCGTCTTTCAACGCTTTCGACTCGTTGCGTGCGGCCTCGGCCTCAGCTCGCGCTTCCGCCGCTTCACGACGTAGACGTGCGGCGTAGTCGGGATCGACGTTGTTCTTCGCAGCGTCGGCCTTGGCAGCATCGGCGGCGGCTTGATCGGAGGCGGCTTTCGCTGCGAGTTCTTCGGCGGTCATGAGATTGCGTTGGTACTCCTCAAGTTCGAGTGGGTCTTCGGGAATGGGTGCAAGCATGGACTACTTCTTAGCCGGTGGCGCAGCAGTCTTGACCGCGGCTTGTAATGCGGCGGCGTCGTGCGCGTTCTGGGCTTTGACCGCGTCCTCTTTGGTGCGCTGCGTTTCGAGCTCGGCGATGGCCTGTTGCGCGTCGTTGATTCCGACTGCGTTCGCGGCGAGTCGAACGAGTGCGGACTCGGGCAACAGTGGTCGGGTTTGACCGTCTGGACCCATGCCAGCGAGTTCTTGCAAACCCTGAGCGTGCGCCATTAAATCAGTCCCCGTTGGCAACATCCACGACGGCCACACCAAACGGAGCGGAACATCGGGATTCACGTTCGAGATGCCGTTGACCACGATCGCACCGTTCGAGATCCCCTTGAGGATAACGCGGAGTAACGGAACGTAGCCGCGGTTGCCATACGCGAGACGTTGGCGCTTGACCAACAGAATCAACGCCTGGTGAAGCATCTCAAGTGCTTTACCGGAGGGTGCGCCCTTCGTATGCTCGGCACTGGCCTTCATGCCACCGAGAACTTCAAGCGCCCACTCGCGTAGCATCTCGAGATATTCTTTGAATCCGGTTAAGCCTTTGCCGGCGATCTCCAGCATCTGCGCGGATGCACCATGCTCAAGGTCAAGAAAGTTCGCGCCAGTGCGGACGGGTCGCCCACCGGAGTCTTTAAGGGTTCCGTCGCCGAGCGGTCCTTCAATGTTCTGGTCGGCGAGTTCACCGCGGGCAATAGCCAACATCGGTTCGGCGGTGAATCGAAATCCACGCGTCGTTTGGGAAATACCGTAATCAATCGAAACGATGAGGTCTACGATTGAGCCGAACGTGCAAGGCCCGTCAATGCCGAAAGTGGTGCGTCCGAGATTCTTGATCCAGACCACGGGAACGCACTGAAAAGCGTGCGTGAACGAACGCTCGGCATCAAGTTCCCATTCGATCACTTTATGCGTGACGGGGTCTTTGGTTCCAAGGCGTTGATAGTCGGTATCCGAGAGCGGGACGTAGCGGACTTCGTTCGTCTCGGTGATGTCGAGCCGCATCCAATAGTCGCCACCTTCAATGGCGTCGTAGCCGAGCGGAATCAAATCGTCACCCTTGACCGGGTAGATTTGACGAAGGGCGACGAGCTTGTCGGGCTCAAGCGTAGCGTAAATCGGCATCCCGAACTTGCCATTGACGATTTCGATATACGGGCGCTTGTCGGGGCCGACTGCGCGAACGACGATCGCGACGGAGCCGGGGCTACCGACATAGACCGCTTCGTGGAGGTAGGCGTCGAGTTCCAGCGTGTCGATTAAGGTCTCGATCGCGTCCTCGGTGTCCTTATCGGGATTTTCTCCGTCCGCTTTGTCGTCGTGGCAGCGTACCGTGGGGGCCTGCTCGTCACCGAAGAGGAGCCCAGCGGTCTGCGAAACGATGATCTCCGCGAGATTGTAGGTCTCGGATGGACGGCGTTGCGCGAACGGAACGTGCGATCCCCCGTTGCTTTCCGTGATGAAAGCATGGGGTAAATGGTCGTAAAGTTTATTATTGAGAAGTTTCTCGTAAGCATCTAAACGACGAAAGCGGTCTGACGTTCCTTCGGGATAGTGCCCCTTTAGAGCGTCAACGATTTCGCGAAACGCCACCGTTTACTCCATCAATAGGTATCGCTCGGCGCACGGCCAGCATCTGAAAGGGGATAGGCTAAGATACTCGGCGCGTTCGTTTGGGTCGAGTTGGAGCGGTTGACGACGATCTAAGCACTGGGCCTGCTTGATAACAAGCGAACTCACGCGGAATACCGCACGCTTACCACACTCGCACTCGGCGAGGTCTTCGCGAGTCAATTCTCCAGAATCAATCGCAAGGGACACGACGGAGGTCGCGTTCACAGGGCATCAATGAAATCGAGCAGCTTCTTTTCACATTCTTGCAAGCCGTTTCGAATGTCCACGTCTATGCTTTGCTTCCACGAATTGCCTTGCTTCCACGAATTGCAAAATGCAAGGGTAAATAACGTGCCATCGCGACAGAGTGGCGGACGGAAAACTAGGAATTTTCCCGGGTTCGAGGCGTTGAAGGCGTTGAAGGCGCAAACTGCGCCTAAGACTGCATTGAACGCTACGGGATAATGCCGAGCCACGTTACTGGACATTATATACTTGACTCAAGTGTCGGAATAAAAATGGGCTACTCTGCCCAAGTGACGGTGGCGTCATGGGCGACGAAAACCGCAATGGTATTGCAACAGATTAATCCAGCCGACGATCCCATACCAACCTCGAACTATTGAGACTTCCACCAGAAGAAGCAACCGTCGAGTAACGTTTTTGTGCTGATGGGAGCGAGACATATTGCCGGGATCAGCATGGGCGCGAATATGTTCGAATACAAGGTGCGGCGGTTCGAGCGGTTTCTGGTCCTTCATTCGTCCCGATTCTATCACAGTTCTCGTTTATGGCGATAAGTGGCGAGCGATAAGGCTCGCAAGAGTAAAGAGCAAGAGAAAGGCTCCGAGAAAAAACGCACCAAGAGGCGTGGATGAAGATTTCGCTGGCTTGGCAGACGCGGATCGCGCTTTTTCTGAACCTCTGTAGTTCTCTTCCCCAACGACCTTGCGGACGGCACCGATAACGTCGCTTGACGAACCCGTGACGTCAACGCATCCCGTGCAGAACGACTCGGATTCCAATTGCTCGTGAATAGTGCTTAAAACATAGGCTTTTTGGTAAACAAAGGTTACCAAGCTTGCATACCGGTCAAGCGGCGCTCGAAATGCGACAAACGGGAACACGCGCATCAGTTCGGGCAAAATCGCCGGTGCAATCGAAATCACTTCTGTTTATCGCCCGTGCTGTAACCGACGTTGGTGTCATGCGTACTAGCCGCCCACGACTCGCGAATGGCTTCGATCCCAGCGGACGGACGATGCTGCGACTTCACAGACTGCGAAGATTGGGAGACCTTGGGATTGACCTGGGTCGCACGCGCCATCTTACTTCTTCTTTCGCTTTACTTGCTTGAGCGGAATCTCGGGCAGAATCTTTTCGCCGGCACGAACCTTTGAAAGCAAATCCCCCGCCCGAACGGTTGCCAAGAGCGCCTTACCGTAGGCCACGCTGGCCTTGACGCCCTTCACTTTCGGCGTGTTCTTCGGCTGCTTACTCGCCATGAATGAACTCCCGGTGAAGGCGCGCACTCTCGCGAATACGATCGGCCGCAGCGATAACGTCTTTTTCCGAGGCATCCAAAGCAACGTCCTCAACGTAAGCAACGCCGCTGCCCTTGTCTTCGATCGCGGCCATGCGAATGAAGCCACCGTCGATTGGAACCTCGCGATTCTCGTGAACGAACCCGGCGCAGCCCGTATTGTACTTCTGAGCCAGCTCAAGAACGGTCATGAATGCTCCTAAAGAAATGCTTTGTGAGGTGTCGGCGGGCGCCCAATGCTCATCATGTACTCGTACCAGATACTGTAGCCTACGCTGTCACTCAAATGAGATCGTTTCAATCCCTCGTCCGATTTATCGCTCTTGTCGATCTCGTTCGTACCGGGCTTGATCTGCACCATGACAAAATCATTGATAAGTTCTGGGCACTTGCTCGGGTTGATGAGCATCCCGTAGCCCTTTTGATTCTTGAATTGGCCGACAACAGCGTTGAGGCGATCTTGAATCGAGGGGTTGGCGCTCTGAACTCTGATCTGAACCGTGATGCCGGCGTTCTTTAACCCTTGAACGACGATCGCCCAGTTCGACCGAGCCGATGCTCGCGATGAAAGTTGCTGGCTACGACCGCCGCCCGAAGCATCTCCGTAGAGCACGACGCCGGTCTTGCGAGCGACATCACCGTAACGACGTAAGAACTCCGGGACGACATCTTCCATGCCTGAGTCTTGCATGAAGATTTCATCGAGCCAGTAGAAAATGCGCTCTTGCCAGCCGTCTATTTCTGGGCCAGTCGTTCGTTCGATCGCACGCGAGGTGAACGATGTAGGCTTGACGCCCTTCGTCACCATGTTCTGCGTGTGGATCTGCCCAACGACCGAGGCCTGCCAACCAACGTTGAAATCGAGCGCCCAGATGAGCGGGCGATACATTTGAATGGCAAAGTCGGGGAGTAAAAGCTTCCCGTTCGTGTCTTTGGGGACCGTGCAGTTCATGATCCGGTCGAAGCCGCGGTACGCGCCGCCGCCGATCGATGACCACTCTCCGTCAATTTCCGATGCCCAGCGAGACGGGTGATACTTGTTTTCGAGCTCACGAACGTAGTCGTCTTTACCACGCAGAAGAACGTTGTCTCGAACGGTCATCCGCTCGCAGCTATAGCCGAGCTTCGGCCACTGCTCCTCAATCATCTTGTAGAGCCATGACCCGATTGATGGCGGGTTGAAGCTCATCCGAAGGCGAGGTTGGAGCATGTCTCCGTACGCCGAATCACTCCGAGGACTGTGACGTAGACGCCCGAGGATGATCTCGTATATCTTCTCAGCCCGATTGCCCCAGGTCTGAGGCTCCTCGAGTAGGACCGTTTGGAACTCAACCGATCGAATGCGTTCGGCCAGTGCGGCGGAGAGCGAACGAATGCGAGCTCCGTTTTTGAGGAACACGACCATCGGGCTCGGCGACTCGCGATACCGATAATGCTTGCCCTCTTCGTAGCCGTGCGACTCAAGAATGCCGATCAGCGTCTGGAAAAATCCACGCCGAAGCTGCTCGTAGTCCGCACCGATAACGAAGGCGCTAGCCTTGGGGAACTCGTCCGAGCGCCCCATCATCCAGAACGCAAACGCGAACGTCTTGGCCGCACCGACGCCACCGCGCGCCGCGCTCAATCTGTCCGTGTTCCGCAAAAGCCGTAGCTGCTTGGGAAGCATCTGGACACGAACGCGTGTTGGCATTGATCCTCAAACTAATACCGGAAGTCAGCCTTGCGAATGACTACTCGGACATGATCTGCATTCACGGTCTTGCCGTCAATCGTGACCACCGCGTGGGAAAACTCGATGCCGCACTTTCGGATGGCTGCACCGAGGTCCGATAGATCGCGGACGGGATAGCACGCTGGGACCTTTGCAATCTCGCCATCTTTATCAGTCATGAAAATTGCGTGGTTAGATGTGATGGTGAGCGCCGGGTATACCGTTAATCCTGAATAAACCAACGTCAGCAGAAGCGTGAAAAGCACCGTAACCTCGATCTGTTCATCTTGGAGCGGTGGACAAACCGCACTTTGTTCGGCGATTAGCCGAGTCGAACGCCGCCGTGAACGACAAAGAACAAGAGCAAGACGCTCACCCACGCCAAAAAGCCGGAAGCGCGTCCGATATACGAAGGCGTCCGATCAAAGAGCGAGATTAGCCACAGAAACATGGCAACGATGAACAGGATCAGAGCGATGCTCAAGCGATGTTCTCCTCGGCTTCGGGTAAGACAAACTCGAAAATGCGAGCGCCATCGTCCTCTTTGCTTCCCGTCGAAGGGGTGCCAGGACGAATACCGTTGATCTCACGTGATACGAAGATAGCGTTCTTCACCGCGGTAACCACGCTATTGAGGACGTCTGCCTCGTTCTGCTTGTCGCCTGGTTTAATGAGCCCGCTTGCGCCCTTCTTTACGATGGCGTTTGCGTAGTCGAGTATCCCGGAAACAAGGTCAGCGTGCGCCAAAAGGTCCGCTGCGATGGACTCGCCGGCCTCAAGTGCGACCTTATCGATCGCGCCTTGAACTGCGCTGGCTGTCATTTCCCGAAGAGTGTCGCCCCACTGCTCTTTCTTCTTGTGATTGTGGATTGTGTCTCGAGAAACGCCATGGATCTTCGCGAGGGCAGAAATCGAAACTCCCTCCGCGTGTTGCTTCCGTAGTAGGAGCCAGTTGACTGGGTTCTTACTTATGGGCATAGCGGAGGGAGTTCCTTAGTTTTTTCGTCCGAGCGGATTAGCGCGCGGTTTGACCGTTGACGTTGGCAAAGCCTGACTTGATCGGCTTTGAAGTGTCGGCTGTCGGGTAGACGAGGACGTCTTTGCCGTCGTTGTCTTGGGTCAGATTGCCGTTGGTGACCAGGGCGGTGCGCGTATCGTTCTTGGGCATGTTGAGTCTCCTAGTTACGCCCGCTCGAAGCCCGAGTCAAGGCTGGGGGTTGGATAGAAAATCTTGCGGTCGCCGAAATGGAGGGTGACTCCGTCGACGCCGATCGCGAAGGCTTGGTTAATGATCTTGAGAGTGCCCTCGGCGAGTTCTTGCTCGATGAGTTTCTTCGAGCACTCCTCACACCGTGGGAGAATCTTGCCGATGTTGGCGCTCCGAGCGTACAGATGGCCTTCGCAGTATTCTTGCTTACAGACCGAACAGACTCGGCCTTGAGCAGCTTGCGGGCATCCGTTGTGCGAGCACAGATTCGACTTCAAGAATTAACTCCGTCATTCAAAAGTGATGGGATGCGC